AGTTGCTCAGCGTACAGGGCAATGGGAGCCTTATGAAAAAGCAATGTCTAAATGGGAAGATTTAGAAATAGGAGCTACTAGAGAAGATGCTTCTGTTGGAGCTAATATAGTAAATACTCATTTATCTATAAAAAATCCAAAAGAAATTGATTTTAAAGGTGGCCGCCTTTCCGCTGCTAAAGATATGGATGCTTTAATAGATCAAGCTAAAAAAGATGGGCATGATGGGTTAATACTTAAAAACTTAGAAGATAGTCCTAAGATGGGTATTCCTTCTAATCAGTATGTTGTATTTGAACCAACGCAAATAAAATCAGCTACAGGAAATAGCGGAAAATTTGATCCTAAAAATCCCAATATATTTAAAGCAGATACTCCCGCTCTGCCTCCCGGCTATGAATTAAAACCAGTACCTTATAACCCTTTCGAGTTAAAATCATGAGCCTACAACGCAAGATTAAAGACCCTTCAGATGTTATCGTTGAAAAGACTGCTGGTGAATTTGCTGGTACGTTTTTTGAAGCCGCACGCTCTAGTGGTATGGGTATCATTACTTTGCAAGGTCAGAAGATTGACCTACGTAAATATAAAAATGATCCTAGAGCTTTTGCACGTGCCCACATTGAAAAGTTTATTCCTGCTGCTGTTCACGCACTGAATGAAATTATGTGCAATCCTAAAACTCCTGAGGACCAAAGGCAAATTATTTACAATGCGTTGATGGAGCGTATTAACGATATTGATTTGATGGAGATGGGGAAGGCTGCTCAATTGCCTGAATTCGAAAACAGTCCTCTTTACAAGCCTGATACTGAAAAGCCTAAGCCTGTGATTATTAACAGCACTGCTTTCAATTTTGACAGTACGAGGAAATCAAATGGCTAAATCAAAACTCCCTGTTGAAAAGTTAAAGGCTTCTAAGTCTAAGCCTATTCCGGTTAAGATTGTCAGTGATGCTCCTACGGTTAGTAGTAAGTACGCTGAGGAAGATAAGAAGTGGCGTGCTCAGGATGACATGCGAGCTTTGCAGCGTGCTAAAGAAATTGAAAGCGACAAGGCTAGAATGCAAGCGGTCAAGAGCGTAGCCAAAGAAGAGATGGCCAGACTTAAAAAGATTTGCTAATGAGCGATGAAATCTCATATGGCGGTAAGCCGCTTTCCCTCTATAGTTTGTGGGAATTAGGACAATTTTTAAAACGTATTGAAGAAGCTGAGGATAAACGGGAGGCTGCTGCTAAACATAAAAAATTTAATAATCCTAATGAAAAATTAATTTTACCCGAACCAAATCCTAAATATTTAGAAATTAAGAATGCACTTGTAGAAGAAATCAGGAAAAAGCAAAATGTCTGAATTAAAAAGATATGATGCATCAAAAGATGAAATGGTCGAATTAACACAAGAATACTTTAATAGTATTCAAAGTCAGTTTGCTCAAATGATGTTTCATTATAGTAAAAATGCTCCAGAAAAATATAAAGAATTTTGTAAAGACTACAGCGATAAGGTAAATCAAAATGTTTAAGCATCTAATGAATGGTGGTTCTCTTCTGTCATACGCTTTGTATGATGGTAATAATGATGATGGTACTCCTGACCCTAAAACTAAACTTCGCGAGGAGTTAGCTAAGGGTAATGTTATTAAGGAAGAAAATCCTGAAGGCGATGACAAAGATAAAGACGCTGATAAGGATAAAGAAGGAGATGAAGAAGATGAAGAGGAGGATGAGGATAACGAGGAAGATGAAGAGGAAGATGATAAAGAAGATATAGAATTAACGCCTGAGCAGAAGGCTGAAAAGGAAGCTAAGGAAAAGCTTGAAGCTAAGGCTACTCGTAAGCAAGAGCGGATGCAGCGCCGCATTGACAGGGCAATTGCTGAGAAGAAGGCTGCTGAAACAGAAGTAGCAAAGCTTAAAGCTCAATTAGAAGCTAGTCCTGATCAGAAACTTACTGCTGAAGAAATTGAAGCTAAGGCAGAAGCAAAAGCTAAGCAGAAGTTAGCTGAAAAGGAGCTAGAAAATTTACAGGATAAATTTGATAAAGCCTGTGAAACATTAGCTAAAGCAGCAACTAAGGTTGATAAAGATTTTAATGAAAAAATAAATGAGCTTGCAGATGATATTGGAAAAATACCGTCATTTATGATTGGTGTACTGGAAGATATGGAAAATGGTGGTGAAGTCTTAGCTCATATTGCTAATGATGATGAATTAGCTGAAGAAATTTGGGCAATGAGGCCAACTAAAATGACTAAAGCTTTAGTAGAAATTTCAGCTAAGCTAGAAGCTGCTAAGAAGCCTCCCAAGAAGCAGATATCTAAGGTGCCTGATCCGGGTACGCCAGTTAAGGGAAATAGACAGGTATCTAATACCATCACTGAAGCTGATGCTAAAAATATGGATGTGTACACGCGTAAGCGTATGGCTCAGATCGCTGAGAAGCGAAAGGCTCAGGGATATAACTAATTCCATAATTTTTAAAAATCCCGCTTGACGAATGCCCACACTTAGTTATGAGTGTGGGCATAAGCGTTTCTTGGTTTGGCTCAAACCCTGTTTAGACGTTCCCGCCTTGGTCCGGTTAATGGCCCTGATGGCTAGTTAAATTGCTGTCACTAGCAACAGCAAATTTCCATCAGTTGAAACCCATTAATTAGGATCATTTAAAATGGCTAACACGTATCTTACAATTGATATGATCACTGCTGAAGCGGTGATGTTGTTTAAAAACAGTAACCTGTTCATCATGAACATGGATACTCAGTACGATGACCAGTTTGCGGTTGACGGTGCCAAGATTGGCGATACGCTTCGTATCCGTCTGCCTTCCGACTTCGTTGTTACTGATGGTCCGGCAATGCAGTTGCAGGACAATACGCAACAGTTTACTACACTGACTGTTTCCAGTCAGAAGAATGTTGCTACTCCTTATACCACTGCTGAGCGCACTATGAGCATTGACCGTTATTCCGAGCTTGTTATGGCTCCGATGGTTAACGCTCTCTGCGGTAAGGTCGCTTCTACCATTATGCGTGGTGCTGAGGGTGGTGTTTGTAACCTTGTGGCAAATACTGATGGTGCTGGTAACATTATTTCCCCGACTATGGATCAATTTACCGGGGCTAATGCTGTTCTGGATGATCAGGGCGCAACGATGATGGATCGCCGTTGTGTGCAGGACCCAACGTCAGATGCTCGTACTGTTGGTTCTCTGGCTGGTTTACTTAATCCGGTTACTGAGATTTCCGCTCAGTTCCGTAGCGGCATGATGAAGTCTGGCTTAGGCTATGACCGCTTCTTCCGCGACCAGACTGTGATTAAGCATACTACTGGTTCCTTCTCTGCTGGTGGTACTGTTAATGGTGGTGGCCAGTCTACCTCTACCAGTGGCGGTAACTTAACTGTTAACGCTATTACCGGAACGTTCAAGAAAGGCGATATTATTACTATCGCTGCTGTGAACGCCGTTAACCGCGTCACCAAGGATACTCTTGGGACCTTACGTCAGTTTGTTGTGACTGCTGACGTTGCCACTACTGCTACCGTTATTCCGATTTATCCGGGGTTAATTGGTCCGATTGGTGGTCTGGTTGGTGGTGCTGATCAGCAGTATCAGACTGTCGATGCATTGCCGCTCAATGGTGCTGCTGTTGTTCTGGTGACCCCGGCTAACTCTGTGTACCGCAAGTCTCTTGCCTACACTCAGAAGGCCGTCACGATGGCTACTGCTGACTTGGTTATGCCCAAGAAAGCAGTTGAGGAAGCAGCGCGCACCAGCTTTGACGGTGTGTCTATGCGTATGTTAACTGATTACCTGCCGCAGACAGATCAGTTAGCTACGCGGTTGGATGTGTTGTTTGGCTTCAAATACATCCGTCCTGAATGGCTGTGTGTGATCGCCGATAAGATTTAAATAATTAGGGGCTGGTGATGAGCCAGCCCCTTTTAGCTTTACCTAAACCTAAAAGCAGCTTTTCTTAGATTTGCGTTGTTACTATAAGGTTGGGCCTTATGAAATCCGCGATGCTCGCACAATTCTTTGACTTGATCGAAAATCTTCTGTCCTACAGCTTCATCATCGAAATAGGCCCACTCCCAATTGATAAGATATTCACGCTTTCCGCCAGCATCATCAATTAGCTTACGGATTTCAGCTACGTTATCTTTATACTGAGCCATTTGTATTCCTCCATTTGTTAACGATGCAACTATAAACGTTAGATTATAAACTGTCAATAGGAAAAAACTATGTCTCTAACAGCCTTCCCCGAACCTAAGGACTTGGAAGTTTCGTTTGTTGATCGTATTGGTGATAGCCGTCCTAAATCATTTATTGTTTATGACGTGTCTAATCCCCATCCCGGCTTTGGTAAAGACCCTAATATTCTGAATGAATTTGGTCATACCAAATACCCAATGTGGGTAGGTGACAAGATTGCTAACAATGAGGAGGAGGAAAAGGCTTTACGCAATCCTGCTTCTGTTCCTGCTGTAGAGGCTCCTGCTGCTACTGGTGGTGTTCCTACTAAGGCTTGGTAAATGGCTACAGCTAGAGAGTTTGTTACCTTAGCAATGAAAGAAGCGGGGGTTATTGGTGTAGGCCAAACCCCGCTAGCTGAGGATATTAACGATTGCTTTACGCTGCTAACTCGTATGCTTAATTTCTGGCAGAAGAAGCGTTGGTTAATTCCTAATTTAATTGACGTTTCTGCTAATGGTAATAATGCTATTTCTAATTTAATTGGCCCCGGTCAATATTATAACTCTTTACGTCCTGATAAAATTCAAGCTGCTTATTTTAAACAACGGACTGGCGGTACTGATCAAGTTAGCTATTTCTTAACTCCTATCTGGAGCTACGAAGATTACATCAGGATTGGGCTTAAAACTTTAAACTCATGGCCGCAGTTCTACTTTTATGACGGCGCGTTTCCTTATGGTAATGTGTTTATCTGGCCAATTCCTAATGAGCAATATGAATTACATCTATTAGTTAAAGGCCCCGTTGGATTTAAAGTAGTTATTTTAGGAACTGCTATTGAGGCCGCAGGAGCAGCCTACACTAATGGATTTTATCCGGGGATAGCTTTAACTAATATCAGTGGTACTGGTGGTGGAGCTACAGTAGATATAACTGTAGCTGGTAGTATTATTACTGGTGCTGTTTTAAATGGTGGTGGTACTGGATATAAAATAAACGATAAGCTTACAGTAAATAATGCTTTGATTGGTGGTACTGGTACTGGCTTTATTCTAAAAGTTACTAATGTAACCAGCAGTTTAGATGCTGAATTTAATATGCCAGAGGACTATGAAGAACCAATACATCATAATCTTACTAGGCGTATTATCGCTCATTATCAGTATCCGCCTAATATTGAAACTAACAGGCTTGCCATCTCTGGATTGAATGGAATTAAAAATTCCAACCTTCAGATATCCAAATTGGTCATGCCATCTAGTTTACGCTTTAATAATTCTAATGGTTTCTACATATTTAACGCTGATGCTTACTGATGCAACGCCGCGTAGAACTTATAAGCTCAGCATATGATGGCAGGAGCGTAATTGCTTCTGGTCAGGAATGCGTCAACTTATTTGCTGAAGTCAATCAGCAGGACCCTCAGGCTCCAGCCCAAGTAACGTATTATCCTACTCCCGGTACAGTTTTATATGTTGACCCTAATTTTGCTAGAACTGCTCGCTGTGCCTACAATACTAGTATTGGAACAGCTTACTACGTAGTTGGTCCTAACGTTTATTATGTTTTAAATAATCAAACTGTTGTATTGATTGGCATTATTGCTGATAGGTTAAGCCAAGTCTACATGGTAGATAACGGCCTTACTGTTGTTTTAGTAGATGGAGTAAATGGGTACGTTATAGATATTAACACTAATGCTTTTTCTCAAATAACTGACCCTAACTTCTATGGTGCTGACTTTGTAGCTTTGCTAGATACATTTTATATTTTTAATGTTCCTGCTACTAATCAATTCTTTATTTCAATTTCCAATGCCAACTTTGCGTTGTTAAGTACAGTAGGGGCATTTGATTCGTTAGATATAGCTGCTAAATCTGGTTTTAACGATCCTATTGTAGGCATAGCTGTAGTCCACCGCGAGCTTTGGCTAATTGGAAATCGTACAACTGAAGTTTGGATTGGTACAGGAGCAGCAGACTTTTATTTCCAGCAACAGCAAGGTGCTTATATTGATCATGGTTGCGCTGCTCCATACTCAATAGCAACTATGGATGTACTTGCATTCTTCATTATGCAGGATAAGCAAGGTAATGGAATTGTTGTTCAAGGTCAGGGTTATGATGTAACTGAGATATCTACTCCTAGAATTGTAGAAGAATTTAAAGGTTATATTACTTTAGCAGATGCTATTGGATTTTGTTTTCAGTTAGGTGACCATGCTTTTTATGCTTTAGTTTTTCCTACCGCTGATAAGGGTTGGCTATTTGAAGTTAAGACTAAACAATGGAGTGAGTGGAATTGGTCTGATATTGATGGAAACTTCCTTAGACCACGCGCTAATTGTTGTATGTTTGCTTATGGCGTTATTTTAGTAGGGGATTGGCAGAACGGAAAGCTCTTGCAGTTAACTCTTTCTGCCTACACTGATGAAGGTAGCCCTATCATTAGAGTTAGAACATTTCCCCACAGTACTGATAATAACGTTAAAGTCACATATCTTTGTTTTCAGGCTGACATGGAAGTAGGAACTATTATTGATCAAGAAGCTAACCCTATGGTGGCTCTTAGTTGGTCTGATGACAAGGGTAAAACTTACGGAAATCCAGTTGAACAAAGTTTAGGTAAGACTGGTAATTATTTAGCTTCTCCTTCTTGGAATAGATTAGGACAAGCAAGAGATAGAGTTTTTAAACTTCAGTGGTCGGCAGATTTGGTTACAGCTTTGAATGGTGGTTTTGTGGATAGAAAGCCCGCTAGAAAATGACTTCTCCCTTACCAAATATGCAGGCTCCTTTAGTTGATAAGGATAGGAAAGTAATACCACCTTGGAATAGTTTTTTTCAACAGTTAGTTCAACAAGCCCCTGCTGTAGATACTGTTACTGAGCCTTCTCCTTTTACTGCCAATGCTAACGGTAAGGTTATTTTAACTGGTGCTGCAACGATAAATTTAACCAGAGGATCAGACACTATTAACTTAAATGGCCAGCGTATTATTCCAGTTAGGATTGGCGATACTGTTTCTTGGACTGGTGCGGCTGTGGTTCAATTCTTAGGAGATTAAATATGGAATTGCTTACGCCTTTAGGAAAAGTTTACGCTCTTGAAGCACTGATGAAGTTACAGGATCAAGTTGAGTGTAAGGTTATACACCACTTTTCTAAAGGTGTTTATGCTAGGGAAGTACATATACCGGCTGGCACTATCGTAACTGGAGAAATTCACAAATTTACAAATTTAAATATTTTGTCTAAAGGGAGAATTCAGGTATTAGTTGGGGATATCATTCAAGAGGTAGAGGCTCCTTTTACTGTAGTGTCTCCTCCCGGTACTAAGAGAGTTGCCAGAGCACTTACTGACTGTGTATGGACTACAATACATGGTACTGATGAAGTAGATTTAAATATCATAGAACATACATTTACAGCTAAAAGCGAACAAGAGTGGTTAGAGTTTTGTGGGCATAGCCAATTGGCATTAGGATTTGAATAATGGCATGGATTGGAGCAGCAGTTATAGGCTCTAGCATCATTGGTGCTGGGGCACAAATCTTTGGGGCTAATAAAGCTGCTGATACTCAATCGCAGAACGCCGCTCGCGTTGCTCAGATGCAGCAACAGCAGTATCAGCAAACTAGGGAGGATTTATCTCCTTATCGTGCTATTGGTGAAGATGCTGGTAAGCGTTTAACATCTAGGCTTTCTGAGCTTACTACTCCAATTAGTGTTAATCCTGATGATTTTTTAAATACTGATTATTATAAATTCTTAGAAAAGCAAGGATTAAAACAAGTAGGTAACTCTGCTGCTGCTAGAGGATTGGCTAGCTCTGGTGCTGCGTTAAAAGGAGCAGCAGCATTTTCTAAAGGTTTAAATAGTCAGGAATGGCAAAATAATTTTCAGATGCAAAATACTAATCAGACTAATGCTTATAGTCGTTTAAAAGCATTGGTAGATACTGGTGCTGGCGCTGCAACTGGTACAGGTGTGCTAGGTGAGAAGGCTGCTTATAATGCAGGTACTGCTTTAACTGGTGGCGCTAATGCTCAGGCAGCAGCAGCAAATGCTACAGGAACCTCTATTGCTGGCTTAGCTAATAATATTGGTGGCTATGCTATGTATCAAGGAATGTATGGCGCTAAACCTTCAGGACAAATAACTTTAGGTGGTCCTAGTGGGCCAACTCCATTTGGGAGCGTTGCTTAATGGCTGGTTTAGAGGCTGATACCTCCTCATATAAACAACCGTTGCCTGTATCTCCTTTAGATACTGCTGCAAAGGTTGGAGCGTTAGAGCAGCAAAAGCAAAGTATTGATGCTGGTAAAATGCAGAATGCTAATACTGCATTACAGCACATGACAAGAGCTATGATTTCTTTAGGCCCTGATGCGACTAAAGAGGAGTATGCTGCTGTAGCTGAGAATGCTGTACGCCAAGGGTTAGTACCTAAAGAACAGCTTGGCGTTTATATGGAAAGGCTTCAAAAAGCTCCTGATGCAAAATCATTCTTTAATGAATTTGCTACAGCAGCCGCAACGTTGCAGGAGCAGCTTAATTATCATTTGGGTGTGCCGGGTCAAAGCGCAACTGGCCAAACTGTAACCCCAACTGTAACTAGTGTTAAGCCGGGATTTGGGCAACGCCCCGTAGGCTTACCTGTGCAGCAGCAGGCTCCTCCAACTACTCAGGTTGTCGGCCCCTCTGGACAGCCTCAGTTGCTTGGCGCTCAGCCTGCTCAGTTGGCTCCCGGCACTGCGGCAGTACCTACCCCGCTTCCAGCACAACGCCCCTCAGCGCCTTCCGCTGGGGCTCCTATCGTGCCTCGTTCGTTGCCTGTTGAACGGGTTAGCGGTCCTACCGGGCCTACAGTGCGTAGGACTGATCTAGAACCGACTACATTTGAAAATAGATTTCCTGTACCAACTGGTGCTGCAACTGGTACGGCTCCTTTATTTGAAGAAGGTAAGAAAGCTTACACTCAGGATCAACTTAACGCTTCTACTAGAGCACAGTCAGTTAAGCCAGCTATTCAAGCATTAAAGCTAATGCCGGGTATTGCTACTGGTCCGGGTACTGAGCAATTTAATACAGGTGTGGCTGCTTTAAAAGCTTGGGGTTTGATTGATACTAAAGAAAATGATCCCACAGTCATTAGACAGGAGATTAACAAAAAGCTCGCTCAATATGTGAGCGGTAGTCCTGTTGCTCAGCGTTCTGATGCTGCTCAAACATTAGCAGAAGCAGGCTCCCCTAATCCAAAGGTACAGCTTACTCAGGCATTACAATCACTGACTAGAGACGCTGTAGCATTAGACCGTGTTCAAATCTTAAAGCCTCAAGCTTTTAAAGGTCAGAAGTTTGATGATTACATTAAACATACTGGTAATTTTCCTCAGTCTGTAGATGAAAAAGCTTTAACTTTAGATTTGATGGACGATAAGGAGCGTAAAAAGCTAACTGATAAAATGCAATCTGATTATAAAAATGGTGACATGACGGCTAAGAAGAGAGCTACTAAATTTTTTGAAACTCTGCAATTAGCTAGAGATGCTAAATTGTATGAAGGTGATTGATGGCTGGCTTAGATATTGATAGCATT